TCTCGGCCGGGGCCTCGACGGCCGGGGCCTCGACGACGGCGTCGGCGACGGGCGCGTCGGTGATCGGCACCTCCACGGGGTTCAGCTCGCCGGCGGCCTTCTCGATGAACGACGTCCACTTGGTCTCGTCGCCCGCGACCTTCGCGAGGACGCGTGCGTGGGCGGCGATCTCGTCGTTCGAAGCCATGCTGGTCTCCTTGGCGGCGAAGGGACGCTCCTCAACGGAGCCGTCCGCCTTCGTCATTGTGAACCGTGCGCTGGGCTGGCAGGGGTTGTCCACGATGCTGACCTCCGAGGGGGAGGCCGTGTACCTGGTGAACTCGCCGTCCTTCCAGCGCTTCTCGTACTTGCCGCCGATGGAGAAGCCGGTGTAGACGCCCTCCTCGACCTTGTTCCACTCGTTGTCGTCCACGATCTTGGCGCAGACCTCGATCATCTTCCCGTCGTCGTTGAAGGTGATCTGGTCCAGGCGGCCGGCGGCGACCTTGCCGTGCATGGCCCTGACGTTGCCCAGGCTCTTACCGCCCGAGAACTTGTTCGCCTCCGCCGACCAGGCCTCGAACAGGGGCTTGGAGCTGGCGTAGTCGAATATCTCGTCGGTCTTGTCGGCCTCCTCGACCGCGGCGATGCCGTACACCAGGCGCTTGACCTGGTCGACCTTCGTGATCGGGATGAAGAGGTTCTTGGACATGGATCTCGCTTCTGGCACTCAAGGACCTGCATCGTTGCCACGACGGTGCACTGCGGGCGACCAGCGTGTTGCCGTCCAGCTACTCGCCGTCGTCCACGACGGCGACGATCGTGCACCTGCAGTTGGGGTGCGCGGGGGCCGCGTCGTCGCCGGAGTCGAAGTCGGCGTCGAGCCCGATCGGGCCCTGGTCCTCGTTGCCCTCGCACTCGTCGCAGACGTCCCCGTCCTCGGCGGTGGACCACTCCTTCATCTTCACGGCGTCGGACGCCTTGAAGGCTGCGAGGTGGCCCTGGTTGTTGGCGCGGATGATCTCGGTGCGGGCTATCATGCCGGCGCGCTCCGCCGAGAAGTCCCCGAGGTCCTCCACCGCCGACCTGAGGTCGGCCGCGGACTGTCCCTGCTCTATGGCGTCGGCGACGGCGCCGCGGATCGCGTCGCGGGCGGTGTCCGTAATGGCCATCTCGGCGTCCGGGTTCTCCACCAGGTCGCCGGCGGCGTTGTACCTCATGCCCACCAGCTCGGCGGCGCGCTCCCTGGCCCAGTCCGCCGCGGTCTGGAAGACCTGGTCTGTTATGCCCTTGTCGGTGACCCCGAGCGCCAGCAGCGCGCGCATGGCGCCGTCGCGGGTGACGGCCGCGAGCTGTGCCTCGGTCGGGTCTACCAGCAGGGTCCAATCGACGCCCTGGACGGCGATCGCGGCGACCTCCGAGGCCCTCCGCGCGTCGTCCGGCCCGGCCTTGCCCAGGTCCAGGTGCCTCACCGCCGCGGACGCGGCCTCCTCGCCGATCCTGTGCAGGACCCCGGTCAGCTCGGCCGTGAGCCTGCTCTCCCCGCGCCTGACGGCGCGGGTGCGGTGGGTCATCGGGACCCTCCTGGTCTTCCTGGGTGCGGCCTTGGCCATCTTGTCGGCTCCGTCTCGCAGTTGGTATAGGAAGTGGCCGATGCTGTCGGCCTTCTTGCCGGGGATGTGGCCCATGTCCTTGAACGCCCGGTCCATGTCCACGACCCTGGCTGTCAGCGTGCGTCCCGCCAGCAGTGCGGCCGCGGCCCTGTGGTTGCCGTCTATGATCCCCATCTTGCCGTTGACCGACGCGACGATGACGTCGTTACCCACCCCGCCGCCCGATACGTTGGCGGTGGTCCCGGGGTTGGACATGTACTCCTGGACGCGGTCGACGTTGACGGTCTTCTGGGTCGTCGAGAGCTTGCTGGGATCGACCTCCTGTACAGACGAGTACCTGGGGTCGTCCATCATGATGTAGGCGTTCGCCATGGCCTGGCGTATGTCGCCGCCCTTCACTGGGTCGAGCGGGGTCCGTGCGTAGCTGCCGTTGGGATCCGGACGCCCTACTGTGTCGAAGCGCTCCGCCCCGAGCAGGCTGGAGGCCGTGTCGCCCCCGCCGGACGTCCAGCGGCCGTTGTCGTCGCGCGGCTGGTCCTCGGACCCCTTAGCGAGCGTGCTTCCGCCAGTAGTCTCGCTTGGTGAGAAAGGATCCCGCGGCCTTCTCGGCCGCGCCTCCCTTGCCGGCGGGCGGGTTGGCGTTGGCGTCGGTGCCGTCCGGGTTCTTGCCCTTGGCGGCCAGCTTGGTCTTGGCCTCGAGCTGCGCGGCCTGGTTGTCCTGCGTGGACTGGTGCACCTCGCCCGCGGTCGGGGCGTCGTCGTTGACGTCCAGCTTCACGGCGCCGGTGGCGGTGATGATCCTGAGCACGTCGCCGGCGGGGTCGGGCTCGAGGCCCAGGGTGTCCCTGGCCTCGTTGACCTTCATGATCCCGTCCTTGACGTAGCCGGTCATGACCGTCATCTGGGCGGACTGGTCGACCTCGCGGTCGTCGGCCCAGCCGAACTCGACCTTCCTCGCGAGGTCGGGCCAGTACTTGCGGATGACCCGGTCGATGATCCTCTTCGTCCAGTTCTGGACGGGCGCGAGGCCCTCCTCGATGGACGCGTCGTGGGCGGTCTGGGCCGTGGCGCGGTTCATCATGGAGACGAACGGCTGCGGCGAGATGGAGAAGCAGAAGCAGACGACGCGGGCGAACCACTCGTCGGTCTTGCCGGTCAGCTCGACCTCCTTGGTCGGCACGAACGTCTTGGCCACGCCGCCGGGGACGAACTTGATGCGCCTGCGGTTGGCCATCTGGCCAGACAGCATGGCGTCGAAGGCGTCCTGGAAGTCCTGCACCTGCTTGGGGGTCCACGCGTCGGGCGTCCCGACCAGGGCCTCGGGGATGTTGCCCTCGGTGTAGTACTGGAGCTGGAAGAGCTCCCTGCGCAGGCCGATGTTCACGGTCATGATGACCTGCTCGACGTGCGAGAAGCCGTAGAACTTGTGCACGCGCGGGTTGCGCGGCAGGTAGAGCAGCTGGTCCGAGGTGTAGTTGACCGCTGGCAGGCCCTTCAGCGTCTGCTGGTACGCCGGTGCGGGGGGCATCGGCGTGCGGCCCCAGTCGTCGATGACCCTCTTGACGGTGGCGCCGTCGAGCTGCTCGAGCGCCAGGAGCTTGCCCCCGCGGGTCTCGTGGCAGTACAGGGACGCGGCGTCGATGACGAACATGTCCTCCAGCAGCTGGCGGAGCCACGTGCCCCACTCGTTCCTGCCGTCGGGCATCGCGAAGAAGTCCGTGAGCATCTGTATGGCCGGGTCGTCGGTGTCGCAGGCCGGGTCGCCGTTCGCCAGGGTCCTGGGCTTGATGACCCAGTTGAGCTTCTCCATCTGGTCCTTCCTGGTCTCGATGACCAGGCGGATGATGTCGTACGCGTCCGCGAGGGCGCGCATCTCGGGGAACTTGACGGCCTCGTAGGCCCTCGGGCTGAGCTGGAGGTTCGAGCCCTGCTGGAAGTCGAACTGGCGGCCCATGACCTCGGGCGGGGCCTGCGGGGGCAGCGGCTCCATCGGCCCGAACCAGTCGGCGCCGGAGCCCTGCACGATGCGCGTGCCGTAGCCACCGATCAGGGTGCCCTGGGAGAGGTCTATCTTCCTCCCGCTGTTCTGGTCGTCTCGGGCCATTCAAGTCTCCTAGGGAAGCAGCGTCACGACCGGCAGCTGGGCCTGACCCTCGAGGATCTGCCCATCGGAGCACGTCGCGACGATCTTTAGCACGTAGACGACACCCGGTATCCCCCCGAGGAGCGTCTGCGAGACCATGGTCTGCACGTTCGTCGCCCCGTTGGACAGGGACACGCCGCCCGAGAGCAGCGCGGCCGGGTTGGCGTCGACGCCGCTGGCCACGAGCACGCTCGCGACCGCGGACGAGACCGTGGACCCGGACAGGGCGCACTTCTTGTAGAAGTCCATCCCGTACGCGCGCTTGGTGGCCGGGGTCTTAGGACTGAACGACAGCATGCGTCACGTCTCCATCTAGCACCAGGGCCACAACGCCCGCGTCGAGCACGACCGTCGGCCTGCCCGCCTCGAGCACGACCAGCTCGTCTATCGCGACCGCCGCGCCGGGGAACGACAGCAGCCCCCTGACCCAGGTCGCCAGCCTGACGCGGGCCGAGAGGTGCGTCGACCCCTGGTAGGTCGACGCCCTGACCCTGGCGGACGCCCTGACCCTCGCGAAGAGGGGGGCGAGCTGGACGATCGTCGACCTTATCCGGCCCCCGGTCGTCTTGACCCTCGCGACGAGCGCCGTGCGGCCGGAGATCGAGTCCCTGATACGTGCGGCGGTCCTGACCCTGAGGGCCATCGCCGTCTTGCCAGCGATGGCGCTGCGCGACCTCGAGGCCGTGGCGATCCTTATGATGAGGGGTGCGAGCTGAACCAGGGTGGACCTGATCCGGCCGCCCGTCGTCTTGACCTTGAGGGCGAGCGCGGTCCTGCCGCCGGCCGAGGACTTCACCTCCGTCGCGGCCCTGACCCTCGCGGCCAGCGCGGTCTTCTGGGTGGTGGAGCTCTTGGACCTGAGCGACGTGGCGACCCTCAGCAGCAGGGGAGCCAGCCGCACGATCGCGTCGCGGATCCTGGACGCCGACCTGACCCTGACGGCCAGCGCGGTCCTGGCGGTCGTCGCGTCCTTCACCCTGTACGCCGACCTGACCCTGGCGGCGACGACCACCTTGGCGGTGGAGGCGTCCTTGACGTGGGGGTCGGTCTTCACCTTGGACGCGAGCGCCGTCTTGGCGGCGGACCCGTCCTTGGCCCTGAACGCCGTCCTTATGCTGGAGAGGAGCGCGGCGGTGCCCCCGCCGCCCGTCGAGGGCACGGCGGCGAGCGGGTCCTCCGAGATCGCGTCGAAGCCGAGGGCCACGTGGGACCCCTCAGTTCTTGGGCCAGCCCTGCGTCACGTCGAACGCGTCGCAGGACGCGACGTCGGGCAGGACGGCGATCGCGTCCTTCAGGGCGCGGTTCGTCAGGATGAGGGTCGTGACGTGGTTGGCCACGGACGCCGCGAACCCGATCATGGTCGGCGCGTCGGGGACGGGCATGGTCGTGTTGTCGCTGGCGATCCAGACGAAGGTCGCGGGCCAGGGCTGGCCGGTCGCCTGCGACACCAGCGCCAGGGTGGCGGCGCCGTTGACGTTCTGCAGGCTGACGGGGTCGATCTGGAAGTTCCTGCCGGCGAAGTTGTAGCCGGCGTCGTACAGGGCCTGGCAGTGGTCGGCCAGGCGCGACAGCGCCTCCGCCGCCGCGTCCGACAGGTCGCGGGTGTCGGTGACGACCGGCGGTCCGTCGGGGACGAAGCTGTTCGGCTCGCCGGACGGGTCCGGCTTGATCGGCTGGAAGACTGTCTTGGTACCCATCAGATTGTCACCTGCGCCCCGACGATCATGTCCGCCGCGACTATCAGCGTCGCCGGCGTCGCCGTCGCCGGCAGGGTGGCGCTCGTCTCGGTGTACCCCCTCGCCATCGTGGTCCACTCGGACTTGGCTATGCTGGCCATGCCGAACTGCGAGGCCGGGCTGGCGACCGAGCCGGCCGCCATGGCGTCTATGTTCCAGGTCGTCGCGTTCGTCGTCCCCACCCATGCGACCCAGTACCACCCCGGGGGCTGCGGCGAGGACAGGGTCATCGACCCCGTGTTCGGGGAGCTGCCGTCGGTCGTCGCGCCCGTGCCGCAGTTGATGCCCGTGGTCTGGCAGAGCCTGGCGCCCGGCTGGCCGTTGACGTTCTCGTACAGCCCCATGGAGAAGGTGGCCGTGCCCGCGAAGGCCGCGTTGAGGTTGGCGTACAGGGTGCAGGCGGCGAACCACTGCGGGATGAAGATCGGGAAGTAGCGGACCGTGCCGACGGCCTTGGAGGCCGCCGTGCCCGTGTTCGTGCTGGACTTGAAGCGCGGGTAGATGCGGCCCGTGTTCGTGGCGAACACCGTGCCGTTGAAGACCGCCGCGCTCGAGGTGCAGAAGACGGAGATCGTGCCGCTGAACGACACCACCTGGATCGGCAGCCCGCCCGACAGGTTGCTCGAGGCGATCGGCGTCGCGGCTCGCGCGAGGGTGTTCGGGCTGCCCGTCGTGTAGGCGCCGTAGCTGACCTCCCAGTTCGTGCCGTCCGTGATGACGTAGCACGGGCAGACGTCCGCGTTGGCGTAGAAGGTGCCGAAGGCCTGGAACCCGGCCGGGGCCGAGTTGCTCAGGTTGACGAGCGAGCCCGTCACCGAGCTGGCCGTGTCCTTGATGCGGTCGCCGAGGAGCCCGGTGTTGATGCTCACGGGACTAGGCCCCCGTGATTACGAGCGCGCCGCCTGCGAATGAGGCCGTCACGCCGAGCGGGACGGACTGGGTGGCCACCTTGCGGACCTGGCCGTTTCCGGTGCCGGTCGTGTTGACGCCGGCGGTGAAGGTGTCGGTCGTCACGCCCGCGACCGTGAGCGGGCCCGTCCAGGAGC